TGTTCAGCGTCTCCTCGTCCATCCTGCAGATCGGAGCGATCGTGGTCTCACGCCACATCGCATATCCCGCCTGCGCACTTGCGAGGTTCGGGTCATTTGCCTTCAGCATGGAAATTGGTGTTCCGAACGTGGCGGCCAGCTCCTCGACAATGTCATCTCGACCAGTCAGATCCTTTGCGGGGAAATTCAGCGGCAGGAGTTGGATGTCGCCGCTGATCGTGACCATGCGCCCACTCTTGCGAGTCCCCTGGTGCAGCGACCGCATCGACTCCTCAAACCGCCGCATCGATGCCTCGCTTGCGCCACCTTTTACTATGGCTGCGTAGTCGGGACGACTCATGTTCTCAAGGAACGACAAGTCCTGTATGTGCGCTGCTTGCGATTGTTGGATCGCTCCGTACGCAGCCTCGACCTTGCCGAGTCCGTAGTAGAGGTTGCGTGGGTTGGGTCTTTTGAAGTGGATGATCTCGTCGAGTTCGAACCGCTGCATCTCGTTGCGATTGACTCCGTACAAGTACGCCTCGACCAGTTCTGTCTTGCCAGGGATGATCGTGACATTCTGCGCAGGCACGGTGTAGATCTCCGATGGCACGCCGAGAGCCTTGTCCATGATCACATGCAGATACGCATTGCCGCACAACTCCATGTACAGCATTCGCATGACCGACTGCGAGAAGCCGTCCTCGTACTGGTTCGCCTTGCGCATCAGTTCAAGGACTGGATGCGCATCAACGACCTCCTCGAAATCACCTGCAGTTGCTGCCGACTTCATGACGCTCGGCGATGGCTTGCGCTCACTGTCGCCTAAAAGATACGCCTTGCGTGCACGAGACACCTTGCGAGTGCGCCAAAACTTCTGTGGTCCTTGCGCATCCGTGCGAACATATAAACGCAGAGGGACACTCGATGCGGCCTGCGCATTGAGCATCGCTGCTGCGTACACCCAAGATTCAAATGAGAGCACGCTCCGCTGCATTGAAAATGGTGGCATCTTGCCACGCCCTGCAGCATTGTCGAGAATCGAGATGGATGATTGAACAAACTTTGAATCGTCGTAGACCGCTTTGGTTGTAAGGTCGGGTCGTCGTCGTCGGAAGAAGTCTAGTAGTGCCATCAAATTATCCTTACTTCGAGCGTGTTTCGTGCGGTCGTACCTAACAAGCGAACTGCGAGAGCGAGTGCACAACAACCATCGTCGTGTACGCCCGATGGTGCACTGTACTTGACTCCGCTGCGAGAGTACTCAAATTCAAACGCCTCCAACTCATCACGCAGCCAACCATCACAGAATCCTATGCCACCACTTTGAATTCGAGCGGCGAGCCCTTCCATGATCTGCTGCTTGCTCTGCGATGTGAACTTAAAACTCTCGACGCACGGCAGCGAGCGTTGCAACTCCTCGACGATCGGATCACCCACGCCAGTCGAGTCGATCAATGCAGGCTTGTCGCCGATGATCTCGATGAGTCGCCGCTTGGTCTGTCCCCAATCCGATTGCCAACGGTGGATCTCTGCGACTCGGTAGTCGACATCGAGTCCAACTGCAACCGTCCAGTCGTGCGACTTTGCCAAGTCAACGCCCCACGCTGCGACTGGATCTGTGGACAGCGGCATGACGCATCGACCGATTGCAGGAATGCCGAAGGGATTCCCGCCATCGTCCGCAGGCTCTGCGAGATATAACTCACGGAACACATGATCGGGCAGGTCACGCTTCGCCGACTCGATCTCTTCACGCTCGAGGATGCCGCCCTCGACTGCATCCCATGCCGTGAGTTTGTGATATGCGAGATCGATGCCGTCCGCTCGCTGCGCCATTTGATGCACCCAATTCTTTCGCCCTCTGACATTGCCGATGATTCGCACCTGTCCACGAGTTGCGGTGAGCGTTGATCGAACGGCGTGCCACGATTCTTCCTTACACCTTGTCGCCTCGTCCATGACTGCGGCTCGCACATCTTCGCCATAGAGGTTGTCAGGATCATCGGCACTGCGAAACCATATCTTGCAACCGCTTGGCAGCATGATCCACAGATCCGTGTCGTGACTTGACCAATGCGCCTTGTGTGGATCTGCTTGGATCAACCACTTCTTCACTCGGTCCATCGCCATCTTGCTCTGCTGATACACGGGAGCGACCCACCAGTACGAGCCACCCGCCTTCTGATCGTTCCACGCCTTGGCAAGCAACCACATGAGGCAGCCTGCAGTCTTTCCTGCTTTGGTCGCCGCTTCGATCACGACGATGCGTGCGGAGTCCATGATCACACGCCGCTGCGCTGGATACATCTTGGGAAGTGTCAGAGTCGTGACTGTCAAAGTTCGATCGGACCGAACTTGAAGTTCTCGGTCGCTGCTCCCTCATCGAGTCGGACGATCTTGTCCGCTGCGATGTAGCCGTCGAGGTTGTCCTTCGCCATCGCTTGGATCACCTTGCTTGCGCCGATGACTGCACGCTGATCAGTGTCAGGATCTTGGATGATCTCGACGAGTTTCTTGACGAGTTGCGTGCGGATGTTGATCGGGATATCCCACTGTTCGGTGATCGCACGCTGCATCATCTTGAGATGCGCACGTAGATGCGAGTCGTCCTTGATCGGGAGTCCTGATGTGTTGGTCTCGATGTCGTTCATTTGCTGTCCACAAAACTAGGTGGCACTGCCCACCATCCTTCTGGAATTTGCACACGATTGTCACCGAGTCGCCACTCGCCGTCGATCAAGGTGTACACCTGCGCTTTGCAGTCAGGTCCGATCCTTATCGGGCTTGCTTCCGTCACTAGGACTACTCGACTGCACCCCACGCAAACGAATGTACTCACGAATGCGAGAGCCAGCCTTCGCCAAAACTTCAGGCTTCTTATCGGCTTCGATTGCTTGCTTTCCCTTGCCTGCGTTTGCTCCGATGAACGACAGCAGCGCATCAAAGAGCGCACGGAGAAATGCATACACCTCACTTCGCTCCGATGGCTTCGCTCGTCTTGTCACCGTCTCGAGCGCAGATGAGTCCAACGCCTGCGATGACTGCAGCGAGGAGCGATGCGAAGTCGATCGTGGTGGCAGGATCGCCGTCCGTGAACGCCGTCAGTGCAGCGGACAATGCGACGAGGATGGCAGCAACGCCTGCGCCTGTGGTCTTCCAGTTTTTGTTCTTGAGATTCATGTGTGGGCCTCTTTCGTGATGATGGATGATGTGAGCGGATAGTGTCGCAACAAGCGACGAGCCTTGTCTCTGATCGTAGCAGGCACTTTGGGAGTGGTCTTCGGGTCGAGGAGTTCACGCAGGAACTCACGCACCTGTGCAACCGTCCGTAGTTCTTCGCTGCGAGTTGTCACGGCTTGCACGCCTGAATGATCGACCACATCAAGAACGCAACGAGAAGCACATCGATGATCGCCCACAGCGTCGGGTTGATGGACCGTGCAACGGATGCGCTTGTGCAGACACGAGCCCACGCCTTGACGATCCAGTGCTTTGGCTTGTGCGGTCTCATCTCGTCTCGAGCCGGTCGAGTCTCTGATCGATGGAGCGCAATTGTTCCGTCTGCGACGCATCCGAGATAGACAGCGAGCCAACCACTCGTGCTAGATCGGAGCAGATCAGCCGCAGATCTGATACTTGAATCTGATTCTGTTCGAGCACCTGATCCCTGCGACCAATCGTCAGGAAGATTCCTGCGACTCCGATGATGAGGACGACGAGCTGGAGCATTTGGATCGTGCTGCCGAGTACGGTTTGACTTCGAGGATTTTGGTCTGTCACGGTTCATCTTTCGGCTTTGGTTTTTTGTCGATCTTTAGTTTGATCGCATTGATTCTCTCGATGCAGTAATCGTCGGACGCTGTCTTGATCATATCCCGTATGGCAAATTGGTTGCCCCATGTGGTGATCTTCGCCTTCGTGCCGATCTTACTGTTCGATGTCCACATTACGACGACTGAATCGGCATTTGCCTCCTCGACGAATCGTGCGACGATCTCACGCACGGCAAGTGCAGCCCGCTTGTCTTCGTCGGGTACGCCTTTCATGTCGGCATGAAGTCCAGTTTGGCTCGGCAGAAATCGCCGCCTTGTGTTTGCTTTCGATCGATCTTGATGCGCATCCACATTGCGCCGATCGGTTTCGGTGGACCGCCACGCTCGACATGCCAACCACCTGCGCCCGATTGTTGTGTCTCGTTCTCGTTGTCGCCGCCGTACTCGTCCTTGTAGCAACCGCATCGCACATGCCACTGCGACTCGAGGAACACGCTGTAAGTGCTTTTGTTTAGCGCAGGGATCTTGCGCACCATCTCGAGTGCCCATCGCTCATGCACATGACCGCACACGACAACCGATGCAACGGGATTCCACGATGACTGCCTACGCACACGCAGCGTGTCGAATGACATCATGCCGCCACCACCCGAGCCGTGAAAGTATGTCAGCCAGAACGATGTGGTCTTTGATCCTCTGCGCATCTTGAAGTACACATCGCCGCCGTATCGACCGTCGAGGATCTTCGAGCCTGCCATCGTGTTGATGCGTTCGACCAGTCGTGCGGTCAAGTCCGTCTCCTGATTCTTCGACACGGCCGTCTCGTGGTTGCCCTGTGCGAGGAGTGCGATGTGTGATGCGTACGGCGCAAGGAACTTTGCGCCGTGCTTGACGAGCGAATCGAAGTAGTCGGGTGAGTCGAGGTGCTCGTCTCGAGTCTGTCCGTGTCGTGACCGGCGTGGATCTGCACGACCGCCCATTGCGCAAAAGAAGTCGCCGATGTCCAAGATGATTGCGTTGCGCTTCATCGCCTCGTCGAGGTCCTGCTTCTCTCGCTCGTGATCGCTGTGCGGGTTGTCGTGATGCGCATCGGAGCGCAGGAGCACCCACTGCTCGTCGATGCCCTCCATGTCACAATCGATCTCAACGATCGACGGATGCACTCGCTTTGCTTGCCATGGCTTTCTTCGCTTTGTCGTGCGAGTCGATGGAGGCAAAACTTTGCCTGCCTTCTTGCCACTCTTGCATGCGGGTTGAGGTTTGATGCGCTGGACTCCTCGAGGTGATCGAGTACACGGTGATTCGTGCACCCGTGTCCTCGCTTGAACTGTAGGTGCGGTGGATATTTTGTTCGACGATTTGCGAGTCGTCGTGCCACACGATGCCCGTCATCGCATCCTCAGTCGATCGCAGGAGTTTCGTGAGGTCAGGTCGAACGATGGGAAACCACGGCGCATCTGCTTTGATCTCGCCGCTCGCCTTGTAGTGCGCCTTTGGTCGTGGCATCCTGAACTCGATCACGAGTGCGAGCGGTGGCTGCATGAGTTCACCGCCTGACATTGCTGCACGGGCTGCGTGCGCAACGACCGTGCGCCATGTGCGTGTCTTCTTTCCGCCTGCATCGACGACGACGATCTTGCCTGTGCGAGGGTTGCGGAATGCAGACTTCGATCCACCAGGAGATGGCAGTCCGAACGCAACAAAGTTGAGCATTTCAACTGCTGCCATGTCGAGCCAGTCGTGCCAACGCCTCGAGGCTCGCTCGGTCTGTGATCTGCACTGCCTTGTCGATCGACACGCCGAGTCGATCCATCTGTTCGATCGTGATGTGTCCTGCGCACTGTGCAAGCGTGATCTGCGTGCGCACAAGATCAGCCTCGAGCGATTTGCGCTCGATGATCCACCTCGCTAATGGGTTGTCCTCCATCGGCATGCACAAATCCTAGCACGAAAAAAACAACCTCCACTGCTCAAGTTGTTCAGACTACGCCGTGAGGCGAACGAGCGGCGGAGGTTGTCGTGGTGGATCATACCCCTGACCCCATCAGTTCATCGTATGCGCAGCCACTTTACACGGTCGGCGGCGTGATCCGTGCGCCCAACTTGTAGAGCGCAGTTGCGATGAT